CTGGGACGGGCTCAGCCTCTGGGACGGGCTCAGACTCCACGACGGGCTCAGACTCCACGACGGGCTCAGACTCCACGACGGGCTCAGCCTCGGGGACGACCTCAGCCTCTGGGACGACCTCAGCCTCCACACCCGGCTCAACGACAGGAACCTCCTGAACCTCCTCAACGACAGGAACGACGGGCTCAACGACCGGAACGACGACCTCAACCTCGGGGACGGGCTCAGACTCCACGACCGGCTCAACGACAGGAACCTCCTGAACCTCCTCAACGACTGGAACGACGGGCTCGACCTCCGCGTGAGTCAAGAGACTGGAGAGACGCGAGCCAGTGACGGGCACAACGGGAACGCTAGTTCCTGGAGCCGGGGGCCAGGGGACCGAGTTCGCAGAACTCGTGACCTGCTCGTCCGTGACCTCGTCCGGCAGGTCGCGCAGGGCCTGCCTGTAGGCGAACCAGGCGTCCTTCTTGTCTTGGCTGAGGTGAGCGTCAGACAAAGCGACCCAATCGCTCTGGGCGAGTCTCGCGTTGCGATCGGTTCTGAGTTGGGTCCATGCGGTGGCGGTTTTGGCCTGGACTTTTGAGGGGTCTTCGACGAGGGTCACTACGCCTGTTTCGGGGTCACGGACGGCCCGGTCTGCAAGGACGTCGAAATCGAAAGGACACTCGGTGTCGTCTGGGGCCCACTTGGGACCGCCGTTGGTGTTGTACTTAAGGGTGACCTCGAGAGACTCTGGGTCGACGCGGGCGAAGGTGGTACGCGCCATCTACTAAAGGGCAAGAGGTTTTTAGTAGAGCTCGGCATCGGCGAAGTACTGGTATCTGTAACCAGTGCCAACCGTCAAACCACCGCCAAAACCTGAATAATAAGTAATACTATTCTGTCCAGACTGATATCCGGTCACAGAGCCGGTCGTATCCAATCCTCCGTTAGAGGCGGTAGCCTTACCAAGTGTCCCGCTCGTTGAGTAAATATTGGACGTGGGAGCTGTGCGCATAGGCACCTTGAATATGAAACCACCGAGCTGGTCGGTGTTCTGCCCGGAAACGGTTATAGCACCGACTACTGTATTAGTTCCAAGATTGGTTCCGATGTCATAAGACTTCTGGTAGTACCTCTGACACAGCGCCAACTCCTGAGCGAACGGGCGAAACTCGAAACCCGTAGCCACGGTACCTTTCTCGAGCTGGACGCCTGTTGCTTCCACGTAATTGCCCGCCTGTGCGGTCCAGTAGGTGCACACGGCTGCGAAAGGCTGATTGACGGCATTCCATGCGTTGACAGTGACACCCACCGAGCCGCTGATGTGCGCTATATCCAGCAAAAGTGCCTGTGCCGTTGTCTGGGCGAAATTCACTCCGTTTGGTGGAGGAGGAACGGTGGCCGTGACGTATTGCCACGTCCCTGGACCTGTCGTAGTGAAAGTTGTGACGTATGAATTGGCAGTCGGCTGGTTGCGAACGGCTATGGGCATGACCGAACCCGTCGCCAAATTGCTACGGAACCAGAAGCTGACCGTGACCGGGGAGCCGAAAGAGGTGCCCCAATTCAAGTCGGCCACGTGGTAACCTTCAATAACTTGTGATATCGCATTTTGATCAACCGTTGTCACACCACCCTGTGTACCTACGGCCATGGTCACTCTCTGAGAGTACCTGAACCCGTACTGATATGGGGTATCTGAAGCGGATAGAGTTTGTTGCGTCATTGTCTGAATTCCACCCGTACTACCGAGATAACCTCGAAATCTGTCTACGGTGTACTGTAACGAGTTGGTTACAGTGAAACTCGTCCCCCTCTGCGCGATCCGCATGTCGCCGTTGATGATCCGATTCCTGAAAGACACCGGGTTTCCACAGGAAACCGTGCCCGAGACGACGAGATCGCCGGCAACCTCCAAGGCGCGCTGCGGGTTGGCGATGCCGACGCCCACCTTGGCATCGGACGTGACGCAGAGGGACTCTTCGAGGCCGTTGAGGGTCCATTCGGCGATGGTGCCCTGAGACCCGCTATTAATCTGATTAACGACGCACCTGTAGTAGTTGTAAGCTTGTGTGGCACCCACCGTGAAAGTCTGAACTTGGCTCGTCGACCACGTGATTCCCGTGCGTTGGTCTACGAGCGTCCAGTTTATACCGTCACGCGACCCGAGAATCCACCATTTGTAAGGTTGGCGATAATTTGCACCAGAATCACACTGGAGAGAATAATTCGATAGTAAAATTGAAACAGGATTTTGAACTTGGAGCCACTCACCTGTATACGAGTTTCCTATAGTGTCAACTGTAGTGACTGAACCTATATAAAGTCCCGGGGTGGAACCGTTATATGTTGATCCCAAGGTACCCCAAATAGTCGAGACCGTTCTATCAAACGCTTGCCATGCTGGCTGATTGGTGAAGTCCCCACTCGCACTCGCCACATACTTACCCTGCCCATAAGTCACCGAGGCGTTCGAAGTTGTATCGAGCAAATAAGAGGACATGGGCGCCGGGGGGTAACTCTGTACGGAGCGCGTCGCACCCAATGAAACTGCGTTGAGCCCGCGGCCCTGGACCTCGAGGGTGGTGCCAACCTGACCGGCGAGGGACTTGAGGAGGAGCAGGGTACTAGAGTCGGTCGTGAAGGGTGCCGAGCCGTCCGCGACGTTGGGAACCGTGTAGCTCGACCCCGTGTAGCGCGCGACGTTGGACACGCGGAGGTCGGCGAGGTTGCCGGAGAGGTTTCCGGTACCTCCCGTGTAATAGGTTCCCAAAACGGGTCCCTGTGAACCTATGTAAAGACTGTAAGAAGGCGTGTAAAACGGATTTGTCGGTGTGGTCGTGGTTCCCGTTCGTGTACCGTTGAGATACATTGAAATGGCGGAACCGGTATTTACTACAGCCACATGGTTCCAACCAATCGATACAGACCCGCCAACAACAAAAGTACCCGTCGTGTTCCAATAAAATTGGGGCTGGCCTGTAGTCTGAATCCAAAAGTAAAAATCGAAAGGGTAAGTTGAAACGGAATAGGAAGGCGCGCGAGTCACTATAGGCTGACTCGCTGAAAAAGTTGCGGTTGGTGTGTAGACCCACCCCTCAATAGTCCACGGGCTGTTCCAAATATTGGAACAGACGACCGAAGACGCCGCGTTGCCGTAATCGATGTACCCGGTGCCGTCGAATCGTATCGAGTCGAGCTGCGGGTACGTGGTCGAGTAGGGGCTGAGCGTGTTACTCGTAACACCTCCGATGGGGGTGGGGACGGCGCCATAGCTCGTGAGCTGACTCGGGAGCGGAGTGACGTCCTGGATGCTTGGGTAGGTTGGCAAGGGGTACTGAGAATCCAAAGACCACGCGACTGTGGCGCCGGCGGGGACGGTTGCAAAGTTCGGGTTCGCAGTGAAGTTGCCGGACGAATAGACGTTGCCGAGGGTCGGGGAACCTGCCGTGCCAAAAACGAGACGGGCCTTGGCGACGGCGAAGTTGGGGGGTGTGTTGTTATTGACTTGCCCGATCGTCAGTGCCGTGCCCGCCGTGACAACAGGGGTTCCGGAAATGGCCGTACCCGCTCCGGATACGAAGGTGCCATTCACCGCGAGCCAGATATTGGTCCCGTTGGACTGGACGACTACGTGAGTCCACTGACCAGTCACCAACGCACCTACAGAACTCACAACACCTTGACCAGCCCCGTTATAGTACCAAAACGCCAATTGACCAGTCGTCGTAGCACCGAAAGCCCAATCCGTACCTGCTCCTGTCGGGGCATAGTGACCAATCGTTAGCGGTATACTAGCCGCGTTATACACGTTGCTATTCGCCAGTGACGCATAATTGACCCAAGCCTCTAAGCAGAACCCGTTGGTCTTCCAGTTTGTGTCATAGGCCGTGTTCACATTAGAGTAATAAGACCCCACCGTCCCCGGCAAGGTCAAGCAAGGTCCATAGGGCGAGGTCGAGGCGCCCGGGAAGTACTGGGAGTTGAGGGACATGAGCAGGGTCGGAGTTCCAGTGAGGTATGACGGTTGCGTAGAGCCGAAAGGAGCGGCTGCCGGTGACGCGAAAGTTGCCGTGGGTACGATACCTCCAGACCATACGCGGACGTCGGCGACGTTGCCGAAGAATGGAATCAGGCCTTCGTATCTCGTGCCTATCCACACATTGGCGGTTGAAGTTATGAACGGCTGCGTCGTCGAAAGGGTCGCGGTGGTCGCACCGACAGTACCATTAACAAAAACACGCACCGTGCCCGCGGTCAAACCAGTTCGTTGGTAAGAGCCTGAAATATGATACCACGTTCCTGCATTGATGGGGGTCGTTGTAGTAACTGCCGTGAATGGCGTAGACGTGTTACTAACAACAAAAGCGACATCTCGTGCTCCTGTGATCTGTAGAGCGATCTCTGCAGTGCTCGTGCCTCTTTGAAGAATATTCATTGTTGACCCGGTCACACTCGGATTCACCCACGCTTCTATAAACAGATTACTCAATGCCAAGTTCGCGAGAGCAACCGAATGACCACCACTTGGCCAACGGACACCCGAATTCGCCGTCCCGGGACAGTACAAAGCCTGTGTGATACTCCCCGTCCCCGTGTTCGCCGTGATGCTCGCCGCATTACTCAAGTAATTCTGGATCAAATTCGTGGTCGTGGTCAGAGGCACGGACCCGGTCACGTACGAAGAGACGTGGAGCGATCCGGTCGGTACGCGGTCGGCCAGGACGTACGCATTACCAGAGGCGTCCGAAGTCACAGTGATGTTACCCACAAACGATGTATTCCCGTTGACCGTGAAGGTCTCTGTCAGAGATGTGGGGATGACACCACCGATACCGACGGGCCCGCCGTTATAGTAGACGGAGGTACCCTGCTGGATCCATGGGTCGGTTCCGGTGGAGATGTAGCCGCCGATAGGTTTGATGGAGACAAAGGTCGAGACGTTCGAAAGAGCGACGTTACCTGTGACGGTTCCGGGGAAGGAACACTCGACGAAGTAAACGTTGGCGACGTTGGTGATGTTGAGAGGAAGCTGGATGGCGGTCGTGGGGTCCTGGGTATACATGGGGGCATAAGAGAACAAGTACGCTGGCGTAGTTGTTCCGGGCGCAAGCGTGTCACTCGCGAGCGACCCAACCTGAAACTGAACGGGCGTGTTACCGACGGCATTCAAACACAAATTCACTTCATAAATTCCAGTCTGATTCACCTGGAAATTGCCATTGGCCGTGACTGCCAAAGAGGTTGAAGT